GCCGCTTTATAAGTTGCATGAATTAACAGACGCGGAAATTAAAGAAGTGTACGGACAATATTTTGATGTGAAGAATTGTGACTGGCTACATCTTGAATGTATCAGAGCCATATTACAGAAAGCGAGGAAGAAATGAAAAGGTTATTACAATACAAAGCCAAGTTGAAGGCAGCGCTAGCTGAGGAAACAATTAGGGCGAGGCAGTACAACGCTGCTGCCAAAGCGTTAAAAAAAGTTACTAACGAAACTATTGAATTACAAAGAAAGGTCGAAGATGAACTCGCAAAGCATACAAAAGATATTTGATTATCACGATGGAAAACTATATTGGAAGATAAGTCCAGCTAAAAACGTGCCTATTGGTCGTCGAGCAGGTCATAAAACATCTTTAGGGTATAGGACGATTAGGTTTAATAAACAAGCCTATTTTGAACACGTGTTAATTTTTATACTTTTTAATGATTATCGACCCCCGTTAGTAGATCATATTGATGGAAACCCATTAAATAATTTAATTGAAAATTTACGTGAAGCAACAAGCGCGCAAAATCAACATAACAGAAAAAAACCAAAAACTAACACTTCAGGAATTAAAAATGTTAGTTGGCACAAAACTACTAAAAAATGGGAAGTTAGAATTGGTGTAGATAATCAACGATTATATTTAGGTAAATTTGAAGATTTAGAATTAGCTGAACTTGTTGCAATTGAGGCACGAAATAAATACCACAAAGAATTTGCGAGGGGCCTATGAAACCTTTATCTTGGAGGAAGCTACAAGCCGTACTGAATCAGCTCAATGAGTCTGAAGTATTAATTATGCTGATTGAGGAGCGACGTGGCCTCAAGCGAGCATCTATCATGGAGCGCTTGCACATGAGATATAACACCTTGCGGGTTAGCCGTGAGCGTATAGAAATAATGCGAGAGGCAACCGCACCGTGACAGAACCTGATTTTGCCTGTTGGTCACACGCCAATTTAGTTGAATTTGCAACAGAAGCGTATTCTCGGATTTTAGAGGATACTTATGAGATAGAATTATTAAAACGAGATTTGCGAACAGCTATCCATGCCTATCGACAAGTCAATACAAGGAGCAGCTATGAATAATACCGACAAGAATATGATTACGCAAATGATTCGGGCAGGGCGATTTACCCCTGATATATGCGAGTTATTACAACAAAAACAAATTGAAGACGCTCGAAAGATGATTAAGCAGATGGGCGAGAAGTATTGCTGCCATGCTATTAATGCACCGAAGAAGGGTGCATACTAATGGACGACGATTACGAAGAATATGCGCCTGTGCCACAGAACAATGAAGGCCACATGAGCCAGCAAGAAGTTGCAGATGAGTTAGGGCTTTCCCGTAGTCGAGTTAGCGAGATTGAAAGTATGGCGTTGCGGAAGTTTAAGTACCACTTGTTAAAGAAATACTCACTAGGAGACGTGATATGAGAACGGATGGAATAACTATTTTGGTATGCTTGTTTGGCATTATTGTCTGCACTTACCTGATTGCTTTTACAGAATTAACGCGCAGAGAAGAACGCCCTAGAGTTAACTGCGATGTCATTATGGGTGGTTGGCACCCTGATATACCGCAACGCTATGCACAGATGTGCTTTGAGGCACGTCAGATGGCTAAACAGCAGTCACGCTAACATTGTTGACGCAGATGTTTGCACGTCAGCTACACGTTTGAGCCATCCTTTGCCATAAGTTTCAAAAGTAGGTAACGACTTATAAAACGCTTCTTTGCTGTTGCTGAACTTGTCTAACAAGTCTTTACCTTCTGCCTCTTGGATTGCTTTCATGGTTGCAGGGCCGATAGAGCCGTCAGCAGTTACGCCGAGGGCTTTCTGTATCATCTTGCGAGCAGCGGCTGGCCCAGCATTAATAGCAAAATCAAACACGGCGTAATCCACACCAGCAGGTAAATCATCACCCCTGATTGCGTCCCAATAATCTCTTTTATATAACGGTTTAACATCTTCTTTCTTTAACGCTTTCATATCATCTTGTGTAACTTCATGGCCTATGTACTTCTCCCAATTGGCTTGAGTACAACCGAGCATAGTAGAACCTTTGCGACCATCTGGTAACTTATTGCCAGGGTCACGCTCATCATTTGTAAAACCACCCTCATGGGCAATGACCATATCAAACGACTTATCCCAATTACTAATCATTTCTTACCCTTCATGTCCATGATTTTCTCAAGAGTACGACCACCAAAGTAAAAGCTCATTATGAGCATACCCCATTGCCCAAGCAACTCAACGTAGTTATTGTTAACTTCAATATCCCATGCGCTCATCATGGCAAAGGTTGTATAGGTCATTAGAATGAATACAAGGGTCATAGGGCGTATGTTCTTAGATAACCAAGAGTCAGACATCATGTCGGCTTGTAGTCGTTTGGTAAGTTCTTGTTGTTCGCTTACATCCGCCTGTAATTGAGCCAACTCGCCATTTTGGGCTAATGTTGCTAACTCTAATTGTGCCTTGGCTTTAGCCTCTGGGTCAGGTATTAGCTTATCAATTAACTTACCGCCTATGTTTAGTATTGCGTCAAGTCCTAACATTATTTTTTCCCATATTTTTCACGTTCTTCAAGTAACTGCACTTTAACCTGTAACTGATGTATGTCTGTGTAAATTTCATTTCTTAGTTTATGCCTTGCCTCGGCAGACAAAGGCGAGTCAGTAGGTACATTTTCTTTGGTAATTAGTGCTGGCATTTGCCCTTCAATCTTAGTAAGCCGTGTAGAGAAGTCGGATACTTGACCTAGTAGCCACGCTAAACACGCTACAACAATCGGCAGTACTGCTTTTAGGATGTCTTGAATGTTCATTTCTTATTCCAAAGTTCAAACAAAGTTTTTACTTTTTCTTCAAGAACAGACACTTTATTATCCATTTTGGCAAGAACAATTACCAACGTAACAAACCCCACAAGCAAAGGCCATATCTTTGCTAGGATGTCGACGGTTTCCATTATTTTACAATGACGGCTTGCATTAATTGCATAAAAGTGTCCTTACCAAAAAATGTAACGCCTATTAACGCATACAACATATATTCAATGCGAGCCATGCGTTTAGCCCCACGATCAAATGATTCCTCGATGCGTTTATATCGTTCCGCGCATACTGCTTCATGCACGCTAATTCGTGTATTGTTCTCGGCTTCCATAATTACCTTGCAAGTGCGTTTTGGTTTTGTTGTTCAGGGGCTAATGCGTTAGTTGGCGGCGTAGTAAGACTTGCTACACCTGCGCGCGTACCAGAAAGATTAGACGCATTTTTAAGCGCTTTTAATACTTGAATACGGTCATCGGCAGGTAAAGTATTTAAGATTTCGTTCATACTTTTACCTGACTTAGCCGCGTTTGCTAATATATCTATTGTTTTATCGCTAACTTTATTTTCTAAAGTTCGTATGACTTGTTTAACTATAGCGGTTTTATAGCCTACAAAGCCTGGTATCTTTTTAGCAAGGCTTTCATCTTCAAACCCTAATGCTTTAGCGCCTGCTTTAGCTTGTTCGGCTATCTTAATATCACGCGTTAGTTCGTCAGCAATTTGTTGCATAGGCTTAATATCAGCGCCCATCTCTTTAAAAATATTAAAACTGCCTGGGCCAAAGACTTTTTCTACTGCGTCAGGATTGTTGCCCCTAACTAGTCTAATAAATTCGTCAGGCGACGATTCAAACATGGACAACGCTTTACCCGCTAATTTACGTCGGTCAATTAGTTGAGCGTTAGCTGCGTAATCACGCAAATATTGTCCATAGCCCGTGCCACCCGCTTCTTCTATGGCGTTAATTATTGGATTTTTAAGGTCAGCCATTACTTTTGCGGCTAAGTTCTTTTTAGCCGTTTGATCTAGTCCTGGGCGTAATTTTTCAATGGCAGCGTTAACAGAATTTTTGCGTAGGCTGTCTAACGCAAACGCATCTATTACGCCATTATTGTCTGTCCATTTAACAACATCGTCACCAAAACCTTTAACAGCGCCCTCAATAACATCGTTACCCGCAAATTCAGGATTACGCAAAATACCGTTTATACGACCTAAAATAGAATTAGCTGTTAAAGGTTTTAACCCATACGCCGCCAAACTGTCAGCAGCTGCTTGTTTAAACCGTGCAGCTTCACCAAAGATTAATGATCCTTCAGCCGCTTTTGATGCTACTTCATCGGCTTTATCGGCTAACTCACCTATGTATGTATAGCGTGCGGTGCTAGTTGGTAAGCCTCTTTCAACTACATTTTGTGTTGCAAGATTAACAGCTCGATCACCCGCCGCAACAAACCGACGTACATCTTGAACTTTATCTGTTGCAGCTTGTCCTAATACGTTGGCTTCACTTTGTAATTTGGGGCCTAGAGTACCTGCAAGGTTAGCGGCTGTTAAGTCAGTTTCACGAATTGGTGTCATTAATCTGTTTAACGCATTTTTAAATTCGCTTACAGATGTTAGGTTTTCAGTTATAGATGGCCCACCAGCTAGACGCGCTAACTGATTTAATTGCTCTGCTTTTTGTTTATCTTTAAGAACACGGTAATAGCTAGATTTATCTTTGCCAGACACAAACCCTAAAAATGCTTGATAGACGTCATTGTCAATACCATACGCTGCTTGTGCTGCGTTAATATCTAATGGCGCTGCACCGTTGGCTGCACGAATTTGATTAATCTGATCACCAGCTGCTTGACGAGCAATCTTACCCGCCTCAACATTAGCTAGTTTGCCTGTAGCCGCATCAACAAATTTACCCGCGCCTATGGCTAAAAATTTAACCGCAGGCGGTACAACAAAAGGTGCGACAGCGCCAATACTAGCGCCTGTTTCAACTTCTTCAGGATTAATTAAAGCTGACGATACACCGCCAACAGTAGCGCCGCCAGCTATTTTTGCTAACGCATTACCAGTTCTACCAGCTAAATTTGTTGGAGCTACTCCTGTTGTAAATCCGCCTGATCTAAGTGATTGCACTATTGGCGCAGTTGCGGTTGCTAAACCAGGTATAGCTTGACCTAACATTTGTACAGGTTTAGCAATTACACCCCCTACAGGCAACGTAGGTAATACTTGCCCTGTAAATCTACTTGCGCCTGTTAAATCAGGAGCATATTTTTCATACGGCGCAATAAACTGTTGTTGCATAGCTTGACGACGTATGGCATCTTCGGTTAAAGATTGCCCTGTGTCTTTTGCACCTAACGCTGTCAAACCTTGACCAAGCAATCTTTGACCGCCAAGTACAATGTCGCCAACGCCTGTATACAACCCTGCGCCTACGCTTGCTAAATCAGCACCTTTTCCAATTACATTACGAATTGTTTTATCAAACAACCCTCGATCAGGTTCAGCACCAACATTTTGACGTGTTTCGGGCGCAGCTTCAATAATGACTGTTGGCGCTTGTGTTTCGCCACGCATACGTTTGATTTCACTTGCTAATGCTTTTGCGTCATCAACATTACCCGCTGCATCAGCTTTAACAAGGGCAGAACTTAACTGTTCAAAAGTAGCCATGTTATTCGTACTTTTTCAATAAAGCATCAATATCAACACCGCCTGATGGCGCTTCACCTGCTTTTTTCCTAGCCCTTTCAATACCTGTTTTAACAATAGCTTTGTATTCGTTAGCGGCAGTAAGAAATTCTTTTTCACTTTGCGCTAAACTCATCCTTGTTTTAGCTGCTGTTGCTTTTTTACCTTCTGTTTCAGTAATAGCACCACCGCCTTTAAGAGTCTCAAAGGCTTCTAAGAAAGCGCCGCCCATAATTTCATCAAAACGTGCTTTAAAGTCAGCCGCGGGAGTGCCAGGTATAAGTTGTTCAACGCCTGGTATACCTAATGTAACTCCTCTACCCATACCTACTGCACCTGTAAAGCCTGGGTGAGGCGCTGTGCCTGGATTAATAACTTTACCGTTCTTATCTTTAACGGCAGGTGTTCCAACCATAGCATCAATTTTGTTAAGAAGGCTCTCACTTGTTGCAATAGCATTTGGCAACGCTATGGCCGCCGCCGCTTGTGCTTTACCTGTTGTTGTACCTGCTGCTTTAGAGGCGGCAAGTTTTGCTTGTACGTTAGGATCTAAGTCCGCAGCTAATCGTCGTTCTGCTAAGTTTAATTGACCGCCTGATATATCAGTCTGACGTCTTGCATTTCTTTCTCTTTCGGCGTTAGCACGTGCGGTTTCTTGAGTTGTAACACGTTTTTCAGCGTCTAATCCCCGTTGAGCAATAATTGACGCGCGTTGCGCTAAAGGAATTGAAATTAAATCTTGCACAAAAGCATCCGCTTGCTGAGGTGTCCAAGCGCCTTCTAACACGCCGTCTTGAGCGTGCGCTCTAATATTGTCGTCAGATGGATTAAATTTTAAATCGGATGTTTTTTCACGAATTAATTTTAATTTTTGAGCTTTTGTTTCTGTGATACTTTTTTGTTCCGCCGCCTGTTGTGTTTTTAATTGTTGTTCCGTTAACGCAGCTTTTTTTTGTGCTTCAATAACACCAGGGATAGCTGTTCCCGCGCCGCCTTCAGCTAATCGTTTAGTTAAAAGGTTATAGTCTAAAGCACCTGTGTCTTGATTAAACGCACCTTTATATGCTTCAGCTAACGCATTTTGCGTATTAAAGTCTTGTTGCGCTTGACGCATCTTTAGCGCGTTAAGTTGTTGACCTTGTTGCGCGCCTTGAATCTGCGAATACGCCGCCAACTGATTTAATGGATTTTCAATTTGAATGGGCTTGTAACCCATTGCGATACTTGGATCAATAGTTGCCATAATTAGCCCTTATTCAATAAAGCCTGTATTAGCCATATAATTTGTACTACCAGTACTACCGCTAGGCATATACACATTACCCCCGCCGTATTGATTAGCTAAATTGTTATATTGTAATTGGTTTGCTAAATTTTGATTTTGGTAAAAGTTTAACCCTTGTCCTACTCCGCCACTTAACGCATTAGCCCCACCAACATAGCCAGACGCTCTTGCGTTGCCTGCACCGATAATGTTACTAGCTTGAGCGTTACCAAAGTTGCCTAATGCACTTGTTTGTCCCGCGCCTAAAGCGCCGTATGTGCTAGTAGCCCCTGTAGCAAAGTTTTGTGCCGCTTGTTGGGCTTGTTGCGTAGCGGACTGTCCTACGCCTGCTAGACTTTGCAAAGGTGCTAGCGTGTTAATTCGTTCAGTTTGGAAACGGTTAAACGCATTACCATAGCCTTGTTCTCTTGCAGCGCGTTCAGCTTGATAACGGTTAAACGCATTTTGATACTCTTGCGATTGTGCGGCGCGGTTAGTTTGAAAACGATTATAAGCGTTGCCATACTCTTGCGATGCTAAATCAGATCCGTAGCGTTGCGCTCCTCTAAGAGTAGCGCCTGACAATAAGCCACCTCTAGCCGCTGCTGTACGGTCAAGAGCTTTCATGCCCTCAGATAGACGGAACGCATAGCCTGGGTCTGCTTGAAAGTCAGACGCGCCAAAGTTTCTCATAGCAGACGCTGGATCGTAACCCGCAACGCCACCAAAATTTTGCATAGCAGATGCTGGGTCGTAGCCTGGCACGCCACCAAATTTAGCTGAACCGTATGGGCCTTGCAACTGTGCTAACAACATATTTTGACCAGTAAGGCCACCTTGTCTAAATGGTTCGCCTAATTCAATTTGTTTGTTGTATTGTTCGCGTTGCAACGCTAATTGTTTTTCAGCAATATCACGTTGAATTTCTGTTTGTTGACCAGAAATATCTCGTTGCGCTTGCGTAGCTTCACCCGCCGCTTGTTGTTGTGCGCTAGAGGCTCTACTAGATGAATAAGCGCCTATTAAGGCTGCGCCACCTATTGATGCTGCTACCCATCCTGCCATTATATTTCTCCTTCGTTAACAAGTTTAGCTGTGTTTGTTGTCGCTAATTGTTTAACTCTATTTTCCCCTAAGCCACATTTAGGCACAACATAAAGTCGATCTTCTAGGACTGCTATATCTTTACAATCATCAGGATTTGCGTAAATATCTACCCAAATCACTTCATCTTCAAATACGCGGCCAACACGTTGTTCGCCAGCACAAGCATCAAATTCGCATGGCGCAGTCAATATTTTTACTTCTGTGCCAATATTAACAGCAATTGTACCCTTTTCTAGCCGAACTTTGTAATCTGTTTTATGCGCTGCTCCTGTTAAAATACACCAAGGCGGCACAGTAATCTTTCTTTCGTAAACATTTGGCATAAAAGTATGCTCAGTTACGATGTCTGCTTGTTCCATTTTAAGCAACTCATCTTGCAACTTAACAATCTTGTCAGGCGTTACATTAATCTTAGCCAAACCCATATTTACAAACATAGGTAGCGTAGGTAAAAACCCTTGTCCGTAAGTAACGTTCATCTCAATTTGCATATTATTCTAGCAATAAGTTGTTGAATGTTGCTGCTTGCGTTGTAATCCAACTTGTGCCATCTGACACAATGGTTGCCCAATTACCTGCTACGTTATCTAGTATGGCTGTACCCGCAGCTCCACCTGATCTTGATACAACATTACTAGACGCTGACACTAACAGTTGATTCTGATAGTTAATAAAATATAAAACCCGCCCTGTGTTAGCCGATGGTGACGGTAGCGTAACCGTGCAAGTAGAGCCTGTCTTATTGTTTATTAACCATGTATCTGTAGATGCTACACTAAAATTAGCTGTTTTGGTAACAGGCGCATTTGTTGTTACGGTGCCACTTGTGCTTAACGTGCCTGTTGCAAAGGTTAACCCTGTGCCTACGGTGACATTATTAAATCCACCTGCGCCGTTGCCGTACAGAATAGACGTGCCACTTGTAGCTGGCGCATAGTCTGTACCGCTTACGGCTGCGCTGATAGCTGTACCGTTGCCTTTAAGAATACCTGTAATGGTCGTAGTTAACGTAATAGCAGGTGTAGTAGTGTTTGTAGCAACCGTACCAGCAAAGCCATTAGCTGATACAACAGACACGCTAGTAACCGTACCGCCTGTACCAGCAATAGTTATAGTACCCGCACCGTTAGTAATAGCTATACCTAAACCAGCCGTTAATGTATTTAAGTTATATTTTTGATCTGCTGTATTGCCAATTAATAATTGACCATCTAAAGGGTAACTACTTAGTCCTGTACCGCCATTCGGTATTTGAATAATACCTAAATCAGCGCCTACAATCGTATAAATGTTATTAAAAAACCTAAACCATTCCCGTGACATTAAACCTGTGCGTGGATCTATTAACTCAACTCTAGGCGCAGGAATCTGCGTAATGTTAATTGGATCAGGCATTAGTTGGTGACAGCAATAGTTCAGCGTTGGTAATGGCTATCTTTACTGGATCGGTGCCTGACACTTCATAGACACGATCACGCAACTTCTGTGTCATGCCAAGCCGACGCCAAAAGGTACGGAATCCATATTGACCAATTTTGCCCATTGATGACCAATGCTCATTTGACCATGTGTGACCTGCATCGTCTGACCAACGCAACATGGCTTGTGGATTATAGCCAGGCGCGGCTGGATAGCCAATAGTCGCTAAAATATAACCGTTAATGTCATCGGGGCTTGTGTTAGTACCTATAAGTTCAAACGCATCATTTGACTCAGTAGTTAATTCTAATCCAGCTTGAGTAGCTAAAGTAGTTTGTACATACTCAGCAATAATTTCTTTGCCATCTTCGGTTGCTATATCTTCAGGTAAATACTCTGGGTATACTTCTAACCCCACGCCTGTTTCGGCATTAAGTTGCAAAGTATGTTGTGCTGTACGTTTAAAGTTATTTTGCCCTGGCATTAATGCGCGCCATGAGCGCAACCATTTTTGAGGCTGTCCATTATCTGCGTAAGTATTTAAGTCAAGCTGATAAATGTTGCCGTTTTGATAGTCACCAACAATAATTGTGCCGCCAAAATTACATTGGTTATTACTACGATGCCTTGTAAATTCACCGTCAATAAAGCCTGCACGCTCATGCCACGCCTGCGTAGATACGTCATAAACCCATGTAGCGTTGCCAGTTGGAAAACTAATTACATAGAACGCATGGCCGTCTTGCTGATAGGTATACGCCACCGCGTCGGATATATTGCCGTACTGTTGTATTTGCCACTCAATTGCATGGGTAGAAACCCGAACACCTGTGTAGCCGTTAGCACGGTAAACAATACCCTGACCACGGGCGTCTGTGCCTAGCCAAAATAAACCGTTATCTAACTTAGCAACTGAAAATGGTGCGACGCAACCAATTTCATTAAAAGCACCTTGAATACGCGTAAGAGGAAAGTCTGCGGCGCCTGAATCGTACCAAACTTCTACAGAATCCGTACCAAACACCCATAGCTCACGGTGATCTGATATGAGCGCTACTACACCGTCAGGTGAACCTTCAGCACTAGCAAAGTCTAATGGATCAACAGATGAGCCATCTAATAGTTGAGACACCCATATTATTTGACTATTGGGTTGGTTAAACACAAAATAACCATCTAAGTACGATACGGTCACGGCGCCAGGGAAATCAGGATCGGTAATTTGTGCAAATACGTTAGTTACTTCGTTATAAATAAAACCATCAGGGTTACACGCTAAAAATATTTGTGTGCCATTATCGGCAATAGATACTGGGCCTGTACCTGATACAGTACCTAAAAGCGTTGGTGTGGCAGTAGTACCTGTTAGTTTATAAAATTTTTGTCCAGACACTACATAGAAATCTGAACCATTTGTTTGGTGCGCCCACAATGCCCTAATAGGGCCGTCGCCAATAGTTTGTAAAAACTTTAGCCCTGGCGCGCGTTGTAAAAACCCTGTTTCTTCTCCCTCAGTTACAACTTCAGGAAAAAGATTAACCATACGGGCATTTGCCGCATTAATACTACGTGCAACATACGATTGACCTAAAATCGGGGTTTTCATTGTTTATGCGGTTACAGCCTTAATTACCGCAAATGCAATAACAATAGCTTCAGATAATGAACCTGTTGTAATATTACGCACATTAATGCTTGCTGATCCTGCTGCTGACTGAGCATTTAATAAATAAGAGCCAGCCGTACCACCGCTAATATGATTCATTATTAAAATATCACCTGCTTCAATTACAGTATTAGTTAAGGTAAAACTAACAGTTGTATCGGCAGCTAACGCAGCGTTGTTTAATGTAACTTGCCCAGTAGACTTACTTAATGTTACGCCTGTTGCTTTGCTAGTAATTTGCGTTACAGTACCGCCTGAACCTGTAGCATAGCCATGTTTACCTGTGCTTGAAATAACTTGATTACCTGTTGTGCTAAGACTTGTGCCTGTTGCTACACCTAAAGTGGGCGTAACAAACGCGGGGCTAGTAAACAAATTAGTTATAGACAGTTGTTTAGTCGTGCTAGTAGTTGCTTGCACAATTGGCAACACGTCAGCCCCAGCTTGAGAAGTTGCAACGGGTAAAGCTGAAATAGCAATCGTAGCCATGATTTATCCTTAATAATTTCCTGCAAATATATTGTACCGTTGACGTGTGCCAACAATACTATACGGTAATGACATAATGTCATCTGGGTTGTTAATACGTTTTAGGTTGCGTTTAGACGTCATTGCAATCCGTGATACTTGTGGGCTTGGCTCAACACCAAACTCGGCAGCAAACTCACACGCTAAGTTATATTTAAAAGCGCGTAAATAGCCTGGGGGGAATGTTATAGGTGTTGCTAAAGTAGCAGGTTGTGTTAATTCTTCAACAGAAACAAAATGCCATTCTAATACTTTTGTTGGTTTAGGATAGACATACATTTCAATATTAGGATATGTCATGTTAATCCATATTACTTGTGGATATGTGCTAGTAACTGTTTTAACGGCGATACCGTCATATTGTTGTTGATTAATAATTTTAATACCGAACGAAATACCATTGGCAGGATCAAGGAAGTAAGTAGAATCGTCTATCAAAATAGGTCGATTACCTACAAAGTCACCTGTAGGCCCTAGCGTTCTACTTAATATATTAGGTGGCCAATTGAATACTTGATCTTGTGTAGAAAATACCGATAGACGCTCAGTATTCCATGAATCAATCATTTGATTTAAAGCTGTTAAAGCATCTTGCGATGTGGCGGCGGACGGTGTTTCACCTTCAGCCAACACCCCTAATAGACGTAGCGCCCCATTAATTTGATCGTTGGCGGTATAAATTGCCATAACTCACCCTTTACTCGATAGTTTTACGACGTCTTTTTACTTCCAACGTATTGACTGGAGCCGCAATCACTTCTTCTTCAGATGGCGTATCGTCAGTATAACGCACCCAGCCATTTTGTTCATCATATTCTGCTTCTTGTTCCATCGTAGCAACTTTACTACCGTGGTCAGGATGTTTTAAATATATAGTCATGTTCGTATTCGGTAGGGGGCGTACTGCCCCCTGATTTTAAGATGCGCCGTGGATAATAGAAAAATTAATAATAACGGCTTCAGAATACGATGTTGCAGCAGTTAAATTACGCAACGTAATTAATGCAGAACCAGCAGCTAAATACGAAACGTAAGTAGTGTAAGCCCCAGCAGCGCTACCAGTAGTATTACTAGAAACGCACACAATGATTGTGTCATTGATGGAGATTGTACTATTAGTTAATATAAATGAAACTGCTGTAGCACCTGCAAGCGCAGCGTTGTTCATTGTGATACGACCAGCAGACTTGTTTAAGGTCACGCCAGTTGATTTGTCGGTTGCTTGCGTAACCGTTCCTTGCGCGGCGGATGAGTAACCTAATTCTTGACTTGCATAACAAGTCGTAAATTCAGGGTCACTATACGCAACTCCAACTGCTTGAGTATTAGGCATATCTATTCCTTTTTAAAATCCCCGCCGAAGCGGGGGATTAATATTAACCAGCTACGCGATAGAATACATATGTCGCATCAGCCGTTTTACGAACACGCCAAGTAGCTGACGTGACCGCATTAACTGCTGCAACACCAACCAAAGTACAACCTGTATTAGCAGTTACAGTAGCAGCGTTAGTTGCCCCTGTATTGATAATAACAAAGTCGAAACAGCTATTTACTTTCATACTTGGAAACGCTGTATCTAATTCTGTACCAAGAGGTACAGTTAAAGCGACTGCTGCGCCAGTATAAGTAATAATACCTGTTGCTAATTCGGCAGCCGTCAAAGTTGCTGCTGCTGTTTTAGCCGTTGGGGTTGGTTGAGTAACCATGTTAATTTCGGTTAAATTACCGTCGCCAAACTGATAACCACCTGCACCATTAGGTAATGCCATAATAATTCTCCTTAAATATTAAAAAAGCCCCTGTCTACACAGGAGCATTTAGGTTTAACCCCACAAACGAACAGCCATTTGTGGTCGGATTACGCTGAAACCGTATAGAACGTCAATACGGCAAGGTAAACGGTCATTGTTGATGTCGTACTGACGTACTATACGCATCGAGATACCGTTATGAACTTGACGTGAAGCCATGTCTACACCTTGTGGTAATAACAAGTCAGCAGTCGCAAAAGTGATTGCATCTTTGTGATAGATCAAGTTTTGTGGGTAAGCTGTTGCGGATCCACCTAAGAAAGTTAAAACAGCACTAGCAGCAGGGAACGAATCAATTGTTGCCAAGGCATTAGTTGATGTGTACATTGCTGGTGATACTGTTAGCGTACCAGTTGTGGTTGAAGAAATGTTCAGATCAGCAGTTACAACAAATTGTTGTAATGAACCTGTTGACTGACGGGTTTGTGGGTTAACAGCATATACGCCAGCAACCGTAAACACATCACCAATTTTAAAAGTTGGTGAGCCGCTAGAAAAACTAATTGCTAACGATGTTGTGCCTTGAGTGCTTGGTGCAGTAGCTACGATTGGTAAAGTTGGAGTTGTACCAGTTGTATGCTGACTGATAGATTGGCTCATGTTGATTTCGTCAAACCCTAATACGCCTTCACCCATCATACCGTTTTTAAACTGGCGGCTGATAGTGTCAGTTGGGTTGAATAAACCTTTCATACCTTCAACCAAGCCAGCGTTAGCGGCAGGGTTTACAGTAGCGTACCGTGGGGACATTACAGCAGCAGCTTCGTTCAATTTCTGTTGGGCTTGTAACAAGACCAAAGAAGTTGATGGAACTGTGCCTGGTGTACCAACAGACTGATAAATGCTCTTGAAAGAAGTAGCTACGTCAGCATCAATACTTGAGGCTAACTGGCTAATACGCGGTTTTAAAACACGCTCTGCGAAGTCATCTAACTGCATAGTTAATTCAGCAGATGTGAAGTTGACACCGATGTGCTTTTGACTAGCAACAGTCAAAGTTGTAAACTGTTCGTTGTCGTCTTGAACTTGCAAGGCGGCACCGTCAGTTACTAAAGCACGGTCTGGTAGACGAATACGGAGTGTTGATCCAATTTTGGCACCTTCAACGGCGAAAGAATCGTCGTATTGGCGGTTTACGTTACGTGTGATTACAAGGTTGTTCTCGAGGATTTCGAGGGCTTTTCTTGTAATCATATCAATCGTTAAGATCGAATTTGACATAATAAATTCCTTTTAAAAATAGTTAGCGGTTTCTCAATGCTTCGTACTTCTTGATCTGTCGGTTTCGTTCAGCTTCAATCCATTCTGATGTACTCATGTTCTTAATCGAACGAGGATCAGTTGTATCGTATGCTGGCGAGCCAGAACCTCTAGCTGTGACAGGCGCAATCGGTGCAGGAGCGTTTGAAGTCTTTTTTACAGGCGGATTGTCGCTTAACTTCGCTTCAATCTTCCCTATTTCTTTGGCTTGCATGAAAGGTGATAAGCGAGATATACGTTCAGCTTCTTTTGGATTAGACCCTAGGTAATAAGCCATATCGGGGCCAACATCAGAAGATTGAATCGTTTGAGCCATCACGTCAGTAATTGGTAGCTTGGGGTTATATGCGACTTGTTCAAAGTCATCATACTTCGTCCGCGCTTCTTCTTCTCTGTCGTGGTAAGACTCTAAAAGTTCAGACTGCGCTCTAGCTTGGTCACGCCTAGCGAGTAGTTCTTCTGCCTTACGTTCTGCTAATACTTCAGCATATTCTTCGGGCGAGTTAAACGAATCGACTGACGGGATTTCGGCTGGAATCGCCCGAGTTTGCATTTCTGCTCGCTTGGCGTTCTGTTCTCTTTCCCACTTACGTTGTTCTCTTGCAAGTCGTTTTCCAATCGCGGCGTCTAATTCTTCTTGTGTGAAGGTTTTAGATGCTTCAAGTGGCTTTTCTTCCAGCGATGTTACTTCAGTATCAGGAGCTGCTGTTGCTACCTGCTCTGGCGCGGCAGTTGAGTCCGCTAAGACTACTTCTTGTTCTTCAGACATCTATGACTCCTAAGAATCCCTAGCTAACGGCTAGTACGTTGTTACAAAATATATTCTTAAACTGCGGCGTTGTCAAGTGTTGCTTTATACGCATCCACAACACTTTGTGTATGAGTAGCTGCACAAATGGCTTTTACGCGAGCATCTTCTTGGCTGTAGTCATTGCCAGGGGCTACAACATGGCGATGAAATGAGCTACTAATTTCTTTGCCATCTTCCATAATTGCAGTTTTGGTGCGTACTTGTACACAACCATTTTCTACAATTTCAATTAGGTCAACTACATTTACTTTTTCTAACATGATATTTCCTTTTGATTAAAGATTGCCTTCAGATACCCAAGTGCCAGGTGTTCCTGCTACAGTACACAACCAACCTTTTGGCGAACCAATAACAGGTGCAGAATTAAAAGCACGGTCACCAACAATCCAAGCTGCCGTACTCCAAGGTGCAGTTGCTTGAGGAGTTCCAGAAGCGTAAAAAATACGCTGAGTAGAAAATACGCCTATTGTATAACCATTGCCAGGCGCAACACCAGAGAATGATGCTGTTCCTGTTGTGCCATCAATAGCCCAAATTTTTGTACGGTTTGGATTCGCGACGTATCCTTGCCATTGACCAAATCCAGTAGCTGTTGCAGAATCAAGCGCCTGCAATGCAAGAGCTATATTTGTTCCTGGTGGACTGACAAATTGCGATTGTAATGCTTCGCTAGTTGGCGCGCTGTTGTTTGAGAAATTATTAAAAGCATTTGAAATTTGTCTTATAGGGATCCTAGAATCGCCAATTATTGACCCAAGGGCTGTAATTGGTCTAGTTCCATTGCAACCAGAAATTGTATGTACTTGTGATTGTGCATCAAGTGCATATCGAACAGCGCCTACTGCGCTGATTGTTCCGATAATGCAACTATATAAATTACAATTATTTGGAGTTGAACCGCTTGGATTTGCTTTAAATAACAAATCGCTGAATGGATAGTTCACAACCTCTTGAGCAGAAACTGTTGTAGAAGCATTATTTCCAAGCGTAAGCGTTGTTCCAACTAGACCGATAACCCGAGAAATTAAATCGTTACCAAATAAACCAGCACCTTTAACTGTAACCGTCTGTCCAGTAGCTAAACCTGTGGCGCTTGCAACAACTAATGTAGGCGTTCCAGAAGTTATGCTGCCTGTAGTTGGTGGCGTTGGTACGCTATTTGTATATCCATTTGATTCTGTATTTAAGCCAATGATTCCAAAATCAGATACTGGCCCACCAAGTACAAATCCATCTTGAGTACAATAATTTATCGTTGTTGTAATCCAATAACTTGCTTGACCATTACCAGATAGCAACACAATGTTTACGCCGTTGATGGAATGGCCATTAAGATAAGTATTGTAAAACCTATTTTTATCAAACAAATTATTTGCAAGGCTAACGCCATTGCCACCATACAGAAAACCATACGGCCCTGCGCCTGTTTCAATGTTTTGAGTAAACCATTGTTGAACAAAACCAGCAAAATAAATGGCTGATCTTTTAGCATTGACAAGACTTAGATTGTTAAGAGTTACCCAAACACCCCCATTCTTTGCGCTAATTTGGTCATATCCACCATCAAGCCATAGACCTTCAAAAGAATTTCCAAGTATGTCTAATGTTGTTCCAGTATTATCATAACCAGTATTATGTAATTCAAATATGTTAACCCCAACTTGAACTGTGGTTACTGCGCTAATTACAGCAGTAGACCAAGTGCTATCAAGGGTAATCGTTACACCGACAATATTTGTAATGCGAGCATAAAGCGTTGTTCCATTTACGCCTGCACCAGCAATAGTAATAACTGAACCAATAGACATTCCAGCCGCCGAAAGTACGGTTAAACCGTAATTTCCTGTTATATCCCCAAATGTTGTACCAATAGTAGGGCTAACGGCAGTTCCTGTAGCTGTTTGAATAATTTTTGTTCCGTTGCTAGTACCAGTAGCATTGCCATTCTGTCCAAGACGATAAGTTCCTTGGATTTTGCACCCAACGGGGACTGTTAATGTTCCACTAATACTAAATGTGCCATCTGGAAATATAACTGTTCCTGCGCCAGCTGCGGTTATTGCGCCTTGAATAGCAACTGTACTGTCAGCAATTCCAGTTGGGTCTGCGCCATAGTCTAATACATTGACGGATGCACCGTTAATCATTGAATAAGAAACTTTTGTTAGTGACATTTTTTGTCCTTAAACCATGTACGTTGCTGTAACAGCATAATATGTACCTGTGAGTGTTTGTGCGCTAAGTGACCCAATAACCGTACTCCCGCCAAGTACCACTCCGTAAAAAACAAGAGTGCCATTTGAGCCATTTGTAGAAATCATTGATGCTTCAGTACCACAGGTAAATGGCAAGCCGCTAATTTGCGCTCCAGCTTGCGTTGTACCACCAGTAAGATAAACACTCACATTTACTAATCTTCCAATTTTTGTATATTTTGCTGCTGTGGCAACAGTAGGATCAACAAGCCAACTTGTGTAACCTGGAGTCCAAGTACCTTCTTCATAGTCAGCCAATAATTCACTTGTGCCTGTGCCTGACGTAGCAGAAAAATCAATACCTTGACCACTTGCAACAATAACATTTCCTGTGGTTAATGTAATTTGAGTTGCGCTAATTGCGCGCCCCGCAGTTAAATTTGCAACGGACACTTGTTTAGTTGCGCTGCTTTGCACAATAGGCAATACTTCAGTACCCGCCAAAGGTGTTGTTGATGCTGGTAAAGCAGAGATTTTTGAATCAGCCATAGTTGTTCCTTAATTAAACATAACTTCAATAGATGAAGTAATAGGGGGCGCAGTTGAAAATGTCAATGTTGCGCCTGAAACGGTATAAGTGTTTTTTTGTTGATATACGCCATTAATATACACAAACGTAAAGTTTTCCCCTAATGACGCTGCGCTTAATGTAAACACAGTTTGTGATCCTGTCCCCGTAAAGTTTTGTACTTGAGAACTTGCGGCCCCAATCCCAGAAATGTTGTCGTATGTAGCGATTAAAACATCGTTGCTATCTTTAAGCAAAAATTTGTACGGCAACGTGTTTAACCAAATTTCGCCGCCTGGTACCCGCCCCGCCGAGTCCAAAATAATTGGGTTAGTGTGATTAATATTTCCAGATAAACTAGTGTAAGTAATTTGTGGGGTTGTTGTCCCCGCCGCGTATGTGTACAATTTACCGCCAGACAAGGGTACACCGCTGTTAGTAAAAAACTGCCAGCCTGCCCCGCCTATTGGTGATAAAAAAACCGCCATACATTACTCCAAAAGAATCAAGCCGTTATCCTCTTGCACAAGATTATTACTGGCTTCGGTTAAAAGGTTTGATACGGATGCTCCACTATCACGCGTGCCTGAAAATAAAGATATAACACCGCCTAAGCCAATGGCTACGCTATTACGAAGGGCAACTCCCCAACTCATCGAATATTAATTGGTTTGCAGTACACATCGCCGCTATCAGTAACACGAATTGCACTTACACGCCAAGGGGCGCCTGTGCCTGGTGGTACTGTAAACGGGATTGGAGTAAAAGCGGGGATTGGTGTGCTAGCTGTAGTAGCTGTAACGCCTTCACCTACTAAAATATAAGCTGGTGTAGTTGACCATACAACTACACCTTGTGGGCCTGCGCCCCAAGTAGACGTAACGCCTGCCGTACCTGTGTAGGAAACAGTAGCAGCAGGATAATTGGCATCGGCTAAAGGTCTTAAAAGTTCCATTATTATTATTCCTTATGCTAAAAAGCGTAATTTATACAGCGTTCTTAAATATAACTCGATAATACCATCAATTAAATTCTGCAACGGTGTATCTTCTTTATCGCATACATCGTAACGCACAGATTCTATTTCAGCAAGTTGATTTTCTAAAAATTCAATGACATTTGATGTTTTTTTGGCTGACATCAGGCTAATTGGCCCTAATAAACCATATCGTCCTTGGTATGTTTCAGCAAAATCATCGGCTAAATCAATGATATTTTCATAAAATTTTTGTAAAGCCTTGTGTTTTGAGTAACTTCGAGTGTTTAAATGCACACTATGCGTTACATCACGGGCTAAAAAGAATAATCCGACAAAATCTGCGCCTTTCATTGTTGCATCCCTTCAGGTGGTAGTCCCATTGGTTGTTGTGGAGGTGCCATACCCATTTGTTCAGCAGCCATTTGTTCTTGCATCATTTCGGGGGGCATCTGTTCAGGCATTGGTGCGTTCATTTCAGGCATTTCTCGCCCAGGCATCTCATTAATTAAATCACCGCTAGTAATCATGCCGCTAATCGTACCCATAACAATATCTTGGATCTGTTCAGGTGTCATGGACGCTTGAACGGCAGTAAGTCTCTTAGTTTCTGCATCAAACGCTTTAATAGTGGCTTCAAATTCTTTACGTTGGAGATCTTGAGCTTCCATTGATT